GTCCATGTCCGGCGACAGGGGTGCGTCCGAGTTGGCCCGCACCTGGTCACCGATGTCCTTGTGCAGCGCGTAGACGAGCGCCGAGTAGGAACTGGTCGACAGTCCGTAACCGGACCCGGCTGACTCGGTTCCGTCGGCACGCGGTTGCACGTTGTCGCGGAAGAAGTCGGCTTGGGTGTAGGTGAAGAACTTGTCCGACTGCTTCTGGACAGGCACCGATGGGAAGGCGCGTGAGGCCACAAAGTTGTCGGCCTCCTGCATGAAGGCGATCGACATGTTCGTCAATATGGCATCGACGTGAACGTCGTTCTGGGTTGGATTTGGCATTGGTCAGGCTCCTATGCCGCTCGGCAGTTGGTGATGTTGAGAATCATCGTCGTGGTCTCGCCTGCGCTAGCCGCCTCGACACATTGCCCGGTCATGTAGACCGTCGTGTCGGTGCCGGGGCTGATCGCGTCAGCCTGAGCGTCGGCGGATGTGCCGATGAAGTTTCCGGCGGCAAGGGTGCCGTCGGCCACGACCTTCGAGACGCCGCTGATGCGGACGACGGCCTGCTCACCCGACTCGGGATCGTTCTGCAAAATCCCGATCGGTGCATTGGTGATCGCCGTAGCCACATTGACCGTCGTGGCCGAAGCCAGGACGACGAAGTGGTACTGCTTGGCGGACAGGTCGGCGGCAGCCGTGAAGGTGCCAACGTCGACTCCTGGTGATTCGTATGCCATGTCAGGCTCCTAACTCGGTGACGTAACGTTCGTAGAGGTCGGGATTTTCGACTGCGACCTCGCCGATCGCCTTCTCGATCGAGTCGGTGCGTCCGGCCTCGACCTTCGACTGCGCCATCGCGTGGATCTGGCCGTAGGCATCGTCGACGCCCGAGGACGTGTCGGTGCCGAGTTCCTTGAGGATTCCGGCTTCGCCGAGGGCAACCGCGCACCCGTCGAGGATCGCTTCTACAGCGTCTGCATCCTCTGGGCTGTGGTCACGGATGTTGCGAAGCACCGGGGCGAACTCAGCGGGCACCAACTCGGGCAGGATCGCCCAGGTGTGTGCTTTGTGAGTGGCCTTCTCCAGTTCACGCTCGGCACGCACCTGCTCCGTTTCGGCACGGGCGGCGTCGAGAGCCTTCTGGAGTCCGTCGAGTTCCTTGCGGAAATCCTCGGACGGTTCTTCGGCAACAACTTCGGCCTCGACCGGGGACTCGTCGGTGTAGTCCGACATCTTGTTCGCCTCCTGGTGGGGGTCTGTGGTGGTGGACGCCTCGATCGTGTCGGCCAGTTCCGCTTCGAGCGGATCATCGCTGGACTTCATCACCAGCCAGCCTTCGGTGAGGGTCGCCGGATGATCCACGCCTGAAATCTCTTTCAGTTCAAGGTCAACCAGTTTGCGGGATTTGCCCACAGGTGCGCTCCTCGTTCGAGACGACGGAAGAATAACACCGATGTCATTCGATGTGTGGATACGTCGCCGGATTTTCTCCGCCGCCGTCACTGGGGGTTAGGTCGCCACGTCGATCGTCAGGCGGTACCACCCGGCGGTCCCGGCGCTGTAGACGAGCGCCTTGACGTAGTAGTCGCCGGGCGAGAGCGTCCTGCTGATAGACGAGTCCCAGCAGTTGCCCGAGTCGGGACAGGCGGGCTGGCAGGTGCAGCCGTCGTCGTCGTCGCTTTCTAATAGGGCATCGTTCGAGGCGCTGTAGAGGTAGATGAACGGGTCACCGAAATCGCCCTCCCCGTTGGTTGAGTCGCCCGGCCAGCCGTCGCAGGTCAGGTTGGTCGCGGCCGTGATCTGCACCGTCGTCGTCTCGGTGAGCGTGAACGCCACCTGGTCGTCGCCGCCGGTCCCGGATTCGATGTCCGCGATGCAGGAGTCTGCCATGCCGGTCCATGTGCCGCTCAACGCGCAGTCGTTCGCCGAGGTCGTCGCCGACGTGGCCGTCGTGGTTACGTCGTAGGCGGTGCCGTCGCTGATGCCCGTGTACCCGTCGGACCAGACCACCGTCGTGACATCTGTCCACGTCGTAACCGTGGTTGCCACGACCGTCACCTCGTCGTACCAGTAGCCGTCGGTCGCCTCAGCGGTGACGGTGGTCGACACGCTCGTCGTCGTAGCAGCGTCCTCGCGGGCCACCGTCGACGCCTCCCCCGGTGTCGCACACCCCGACGGCTTCTCGTCGGTGTCGTTCTCCCACGGATCATTCTGTGAGGGCAGCCAGGCGCTCCGGGTAGACGCAGTAGGTGTTGACTGCGTTACGGATGATGGCACCCGGTACCTCGGCAAAGCGGCTTTCATCGAACTCGACGAGAGAGGCGAACGGGCAGTCGAGCCGAACCCAGGTGACGAGGCATCCGAACGCACCACGAACGGCGGCTGCTCCAACTGATTCTGACGGAACAGGCAAGCCTGGTTCGTCGCTGCCAAGTCCGAGGTCGTCCACGCATCCGTCACCTCCGACGACGTCTGTGAAGCCTCCGCCGCGACCCCTGTCTCCCACAAAGTCTCGACGACCGTCTGCCCAGCGTCTAAATACGTCGACGAGGTTCCCGTCTGCGTCAGTGTCTCCGTCCATGCCGTCGTGTGTAGGCGAATCTCCCACGCCGTGTCGGTCCAGATTTCGGTCAAGGTTCCACCCTGGTCCTGGTACGTCTCCGTCCGGCTCGTCGCTGTCGACACCGTTTCCGGTTCCGTTGTCGTCCACGACCGCACCAGCGTCGTCCGTTCCGCCGGTTCCGTCCCGAGCAGGGTGGGCGCTGCCGCCTGGGCTAAAGGGTCGTCGTCGGCCCACACCTCGAACGCTTCCTCCTCCACCCAGGTGTCGAACTGGTCGTCGGCTTCTTCGGCGTAGTAGTCGTCGTCGAAGTCCTCAGCGTCCCAGCGTTCGTCGTCCCAGTAGTCGTCGTCGACTTCGATCACCAGCGCGTCCTCGTCGCGCCATTCGTCGGCCTCCAGGTCGGCAGCGAAGTCGTCGCCCATCACCTCCGCCACCCGATCCTCGGCAACCGCCTCGAAGTATTCGGCGTCCGACGCAACCCATGCGTCGATGGCGTCCTCCTCGACGGTGACGCCGGTTGCCTCGTCGTAGTCGATGACAAACTCGGCCGGGGCTTCCGCCTCCACGTCGGCGGTGTCGATGGTGGCCTCGGCAACCACGACCTGCGTCACGGCGTCGATGATCTCGACCGCGACCGCTGTCTCACCCTTCGTGGATTCAGTCAGTTCGACAGCGAACTCCTCGCCGGCATCCAGGGCGATCTCGACCAGCACCTCGCCGACAGCGAGTTCGATCACAGCCGTGTCGTCGTGAACCTCGATGACTTCGCCTGCAACCTCCAGCAGCGCCTCCTCGACCGGTGGGGCATCGACAGCCTGCACCTCGGCGTCAATCTGCACCCCGACACCTTCGTCCAGGACCAGCAGCGAAAACGCTTCACTAGGCTCATCGGGTTGCCCCGCTGGATCGGCGGACCCGTCCGGCGGGGCAACCCTCAGCGTTGTCACATCAGCCGTGTACGTTTCCACCGACGGCGGCAGAAACACCAGGACCGGATCAGCGGTGCCTGCGGAGATGAGGTAGCGGTACGTCGCCCCCGGAATCTCGTTGACCATTTCGCCGTCGTAGATCCCGAGGCGGTTGCCGTCCTGGTCCTGAACCTGCAACCCCAACTGCGAGTCGCCGGACGCGGCGACAGTCATCAACGTGCCAGACTTCGTCTGGCCCTCTTGCGGGCAGAACGGACAGGTGAATGGTCCCTTGCGAGCAGACATGGGAGTCAACTCCATCGTGCCTTGACCGCCGCCCCAGGCTTCCGCCGCCTCCGTTGGGTTGGTTGCTGCTAGGGCATAGACCCAGCCGTCGTCGTCGACGTCGATCCAGCGTTCCTCACCGGGCCAGTTCGAGTCGTAGATGAACACCCGGTATGTGTCGCCGTCGCCGGATTCGACCCGGTACGGGGTGACAGCGTGGCCCCCGGCAGCGGAGTAGATGCCGAGCGTGAAGCCGGTACCGGTTCCCCCGTCGGCAAAGTCGGCAGCCAACGCGTCGGCGATCTCCAACGGCGTTTTCTCCAGATAGAAGCGGGCCTGCGCCTGCACCTCCGTCGCAAACTGGGTCGTGTACCAGTAGGCGAGTTCCGATAGGAGCGCCGGGTTGGTTCGCACCATCTCAGCGACACGGGTCGCGTCGGCCTGGAGCGCAGCGAGTTCGTCCGGGTCGGCAGCGAGCCGCAACGCCAGGACCGCGAACCCTTCGCACAGGCCCGCCGCCATCGACCTGTTGGCCTGCTGAATCAACTGGGTCACGACCGGATGCGGCGTGCAACGATTGTCGACGACCGAAGCGCAGACCTGGCTGTCGCCGTAGAGGCGGCGGACGAGGTTGACGGTCAGTTCAGCCGGTGCTTGCCCACCGCCGAAGTTCTCGAACCCGAACGAGTCGTCGGCGGGAGTGTAGTCCAGGGCTGCCGGTGCCTGGGTGGGCGTGAACGTCGTAGCCGGAGGGCTACCACCGCCGCTGCAACCAGCAGCCAGCAACGCCGCGACGCACACCGCCGCAACGAAGCGCCTCACCGTTTTCGGCGAGCCTGGTACCAGAACAGTGCGCCCACGACGATCAGCAGCGCCAGTCCCGCCAGGATCGGGGTCAGCGATCCGCCGGGTGCGCCCGACAGGTCGAGCGTGAAGTTCTTGCCGCCGCCTCCGAGCAGGTCGCCTTCGGCTTTCAGGTCGGCGACGGCTTCCTCCAACTGTG